ACTTTTGTGGCTGGGAATTATATTGAAGGCAATATAGTTTTAGGTGCTTATGTATCTAACGAGCAAAATCAGATTTACACAGCATCAAGATCAAATGGAAAAATATTCAGCTTCCCCATTGTAACAGATAATAATTTAGATTCTGTTGCACTGCCGTTTTTTGATGCAACAGCCCAGCATGGTGAGATGCGCGGATTTTGCATGTCTAGCGACGGTTTAAAAATGTGGATAGGCGCTTACAATGGTAGCGGTACAGTTTATGAATATGATTTGTCAATTGCATACATGGTCGGTACTGGTGTTTATAGCGGCAATTCTCAAGCATTGACACCAGATATAACTTACGTTACAGGCTTATGGATAAATGAAGCTGGTACTAAAATGATGGTATCAAGCTATCAAAATGATAAACTTGTAGAGTATAATTTAACAACCGCAGGCACGATATCTGGTGGAATGACATTGCAGGGTACGCCATATCCTTGGACAAATGAAAGCACTAACATTTTAGGTCATGCGTTTTCAAACTCTGGGCAGTATTGCTTGGCAATTGATAAGGATACTGATACTATTTACGAGTACACGCTATCAACTGCGTATGATACTGACACGATGACGTATACAAGTGTTAGCAAAAATATAACTGCTCAAGATACATCAATGCGAGCAATATATATTAACGGTGATGGAACCAAGTTTTTTACTTGGGGTGATCAGAACGACAGTATCTATATGTATACCATGTCTGCTTACGATTTAAGTACAGCCGTATTTGATAGCTCTATAGCGTTTACAACGCCAGCCAGCGTTATTACAACGGGTTACGACATGAGAGCGGCAGCTAACTCATGTCGTTATATTTATGTACTTGGGAACAACTCTAAGGTGCACCAATTTGATCGCGGTGCAACTGTACTTTAGTAATTAATACTTACACAACGGATCTCATTCTTGTGTATAGCTACGATTACTTTTTTTGCTTGACCTATTGTTAAGCCGGTGTGTTTAACAATATCGTCAACAGCATTGCGCCTTACAGCTGATGTGTGTTCTACGTTTTTACGCAGTTCTTCAACTACAGCGCGTTCAGCTTCTTCACGCGCCTTAGCTTCTTCCTCTACACGTATGGCAGCGGCTTCAACTTGTGCTTTTTCACGTTGCAATTTTTCTATTTCCGCACGTGATTTTTCTTCTTGCTCACGTCTTGCGCGTTCGGCGGCTTCTTGTGCAATCGCTTTTTCACGTTCAACTCTTGCACGTTCAGCAGCTTCTTTACGTTCCTTTTCTGCGCGTTCTTCCGCTTCTTTACGCAATATTGCAAGTTCTGCTTCTTGCGCTAAACGTGTTTTTTCACGCTCTATTGCTGCGTTAATACGCTGAGTTGCTTTTGTATGTTCGCGCTCCACTTCTGTAGCGTACTCACCAAAGTTTTCAAAATTATTTGCTGCGATTTTTTCAGCTTCTTCGAGTTCTGCACTTAATTCATCAAGACATAAGCTATGACCAATACCAAAGCACTCTAATAACTTTAGAGTATTTTCAATTGCTTCAATTCTTTGCTTTTCTGCATTTTCCCATTCAGTTAATGGCGCTCTGGCTTCGTCGCGTAAACTGTCTAATTGTTCACGAAGACGCTTTCTACTTGCATCAACAAGCCTGCTTTTTTGCTTCCATTCTTCCGTTAAACCTTTTCCCAAGTTATCCAAGCGTGTTTTAACCTTGCTGATTTTTGCAGCAAGTGAAGCTGTTTTTTTGCGACTTGCAGCAGTAGATAAATCATGCTCAAAATTGTTGACTATATCTTTTAAGCCTACAACTACATAATCAAGACTTTCTCCACCACTAAATGCTTCCAATGCTGTTTCTTCGTTGATTTCGATTAGTTCGTTCATTTTTATTCTCCATTTTTATTTTCAAATTCGACCGCTTTTGCACCCAAGCTTGCTATTACTTTTGCTTGTTGTTGCTCGTTTAGCGCTGTTAATTCTGCGCCTAGTTTTTCAACGCATAACGCATTTATAAACTCATAAAATCCAACTGGATCAATGCCGTTATCAACAGCAGTAATAGCGATTGTATCGCCAATTGTTTGCAGCCTCTTTATTAATACTGCCGCTTTTTTTGCTCTACTTTTTGCGAGCATTAATGTTATGTCTGCATCAATATCTGATACGGCAGATATGCGTATTCCACCAACTTTAACGCCGCCCCACGTTACCTCAGGGTCATTGTATAGCTGCATGGATTTCCCGATCCAGTTTTTTGCATCAATACCCCAACACGCAACCAAGACACGGCGCATGCTTTTACAGGGCTTGTACGGTTTATGCCCTGTAATTTCAATAACAATCGGCTGCTCTGCATCGCCGCGCTTAACGCTTAATACTGTAGCAACGATCGTGTTACCGATCAGATCGTCTGCATTTAATTGATCTGACCTTGCTTGGATAGTATCGCTTACATTCATAGTATTATCTCCTGTTCATCTTCTTCACTAATTAGTAATGCTTGTTGCAAAATATGCTTCCAAGCTTTTTTGTTTTGATATTGCTTATGCGCTGATTGCACCGCTGCATCTATCTCTGCAACGCCATCAATCGCGGACTTGCGGATTTTGCTTATTATTGCGCTATCTTTATAGACGCGCTTGATAAAAAGTGGTTGAGCTGTAAATTCGGGGCAAAAGCTTACAAAATCCCAAGCGTCTACACCACAAACCCATATACACCCTTGGATTTGTGGCAGATATTCGTCGGGCACTTCATCAGCTAAAATAGTAGTTAAATGTTTAGCAGCATTCGGGCATTTTATTTCTATACCGCCAATATCTGTAATACCATCGGGGCTACAACCTATGCGGGCTTTATTATCATAATAGACAAACCCCACTTCCCGCGCTTCAATCCCTGTTTCCATGGCGTAAGCAGCGCGGGCAAACGGTTCTATCGCTGTGCCACGCTGCATTTTCCATGACTGATAATTATCAGCCGTTTTGCCGGTGATTATTTCAGCTGCTACAGATAGTAAATAACTTCTACGTGTTACCCCTTTACCGCCAGTTATTAATGCCTTAGCGTTAGACATGGTTATTACACCGCATCTAGCTTTGTACCATCCGTCGCTACCTTGATCTATATCAAGAATTATCATTATTGACATACCACGTTAAATGATTTATAGTCCACGAACGCATTATTTCGTTTGCGATCTCCATATTTGCTGCAAAGTTGTTCTCCACCAAGTGCTTTGCAGCTTTTTTTTTGGCTTTTAGATATTCATTGTGCTTCATTGTGGTGTTGCCTCCATTTTGCGATCCATTCTGCCGGATCACTTCTGTATTTGTTTTCAGCCAGGGTATATAAATACCCTTCAAAGTCATCAGATGATGCAATGCGCAACGCCTGACTGTCTGTAATTTCAGTTATTTTCCCCTCAATCAGATCGATAACTAAGGATTCAAAATCGCTTGAAACTTCAAGCAAGAATCTTACTTGATATTCAATGCGGTCTAATCCTTCGCCGTAAATCCAGTCAATAATAGCATCTTCCGTATCTTCATAATGAAGATCAGTAGGGCCATTTATCCATTTTGATTCATGTTCCAAACTCACTTTCCTGCTCCCTTTTTTATTCAATCAGTAATTAAATAGTAAACACTATATTTACATATGTCAACAAAATATTTACATTTTCTTGTTATGTGTGTAATATATAGCTACCACAGTAGTTAAAAAAGAGGTGTAAAATGAACGGGAATAAAGCGTTACAGCGCGCCATATCAATGTATGGAAGCCAAGCTGCGCTTGGTAGAGAATTGGGTGTAAGTAGGCAAGTAATAAACTCATGGCTGAGTCGCAGAGTGCCAGCAAATTACGCTAAAAAAATTGAAAAACTCAGTTATGGATGGGTTAAAGCAAAAGAATTAAGGGAAGATGTATTTTAATGATTAATCTATATGACTATCAACAGCAAGCTATTAATAATGTACGCAATGCGTATAAAAGCGGCAAAAATGCGCCGATTTTAGTCATGCCCACAGGCAGTGGCAAAACTGTTACATCGACATATATAGCAATGTCAGCAGCAGCTAAAGGCAAGCGTGTACTGTTTTTAGCGCATAGACGTGAGCTTGTGCAACAGCTATCGGACGCTCTAAGCGAATGGGACGTTGAGCATGGCACAATAGAGAGCAATAGCAAGCATACAACGCATAACGTACAAGTTGCGAGCGCACAAACGCTTGTGCGTAGATTGCCGTTGGACAAATCAGGTAGATATAAGTTTGATTTAGTTGTAATTGACGAGTGTCATCACGTTACAGAGGGTACGACTTGGGGCAAGATTCTGGATCACAATACGGGAGCAAAATACCTTGGTTTAACTGCAACGCCGCGACGGTTGGACGGCAAAGGGCTTGATACGTATTTTGATGATATTGTGCAAGTCGTGACTGTACTTGATTTAATCGAGAGAGGCAAACTTGCAAGACCCGTTATTTATGCACCGCCAAAATCGCAAGCTATTAATTTATCAAAGATTAAAAAAACAGCAGGGGATTATAATATTGCAGAGCTGGCTGAATTAGTTGACACAAAAGTGATAACGGGTGACGCAATAAAGCACTATCAGCGACACGCAGACAGACAGCCATCAATAGCCTTTGCTGTCACCATTGAACACGCAGAGCATATAGCCGCTACTTTTGCAGAATCGGGGTATCAGACAGCGGCATTAAGCGGCAGAACGAGCGCAAAAGAACGTAACCAGATGATAAAAGACTTGGGGCGCGGTCATTTGCATGTATTGAGCAGTTGTAATGTAATCTCAGAAGGAACTGACATACCAATAGTTGCAGCGGCTATATTGCTACGCCCTACAGCTTCCTTTAGCCTTTCTATGCAGCAAATAGGAAGGGCATTGCGCAAGTATGAAGGCAAAGAAAAAGCAGTAATACTCGATCATGCGGGTAACACTTTGCGGCACGGATTGCCCACGGACGATCACGAATGGACATTGCAAAGCAGGGAGAAAAAGAAACGAAAACAAGACGACGAAAGCAGCGTTAAACAGTGCGATCAGTGCTTTGCTATAATGCCCCGCGCAACAAAGATATGCAGTGAGTGTGGTTATGTATTTGAAGTTAGCGAGCGTAACGAGATAGACTATGTTGATGAAGATTTAGTAGAGATTGATGCTGTCAAAGTTGCAAGAGAGCGAAAAAAGGAGCAAGCTAGATGCAAAAATATACAAGACTTAATCATGCTCGGTAAGCAACGTGGCTATAAAAACCCATCAGGCTGGGCTAGACATATTATGACTGCAAGGTATGCGCGATGAATGAAAAAACTATACAAAACAAAATATTGTCACTCGGAACAGGCGATTGTAGATTGCTTAGAGCTAATTCGGGGGCAGCTTGGCAGGGTAAAACAACACGCGCTGGAGATAAGCTGATACTTGATAATTATACAAGAGTGCAGTTAATGCCTGAAGGAACGTCTGACATAATCGGACTCGTGAAAACAAAAATAACGCAAGATATGATCGGGAAAAATGTCGCTATTTTTTGTGCTATTGAAGTTAAACAGCCAGGTAAAAAACCAACGGAAAAGCAGCAAAATTTTTTAAATATTTTAAAGAAATTAGGTGCGCGATGTGGAGTCGCTACATCAACAGAAGAAGCTAAAAAAATTATACATGGAGAATAGCAATGCAGGAATTTTTGAACGCAATAATAGACGCAGGACTAAAGCCAAAGAATAATTTACAAATAATTAATGACGATAAAATACACCGGTTTGATGTTGATGGAGATAGAAGCAGGGGGAATGGTTGGTATGTGTTTTTCGGGAATGCTGGAGTGTTTGGAAGCTGGAAAACTGGACAGCAACACAACTGGAGATCGGGAAATAAAAGTGATTATATACATGATAACGCGCTTAATTTAAAAGTAGAGCAAGCAAAAAAAGAGCAACGAGAAGCATATAAAAATGCAGCAAAAAAAGCGGCTGAAGTGTACGCAAAAGCAAGCTTTAATAATGTAGATGATCACCCTTACTTGATAAAAAAGAAAATAAAAGGCGTTGGTATAAAGCGCGATAAAGATAAATTAATTATCCCAATTTATGATAAAAACGGGATAATAAAAACGCTACAAACTATTGATGCTACCGGTAAAAAGTTGTTTTTTAAGGGTGGTGAGTTTGCAGGTGGAAGGTTGGTTTTGCAAGGGGCAGAGCGTGTAATTTTATGTGAAGGATATGCAACAGGCGTAAGTATACAACAAGCAACAGGCGCTACAGTTGTTGTTGCCTTTAATTGCGGCAATTTATCCAATGTATTTGAGCAAAATATGATAATCGCAGCGGATAACGATCAATTTACAAGCGGCAATCCTGGCATAAGCGCGGCAAAAGAATTAACAGAA